GACGTTGGGGGGAGATCAAACCTTTTTAGAGTTAAGGGATACCTCTTTCATGAAAGAGTATTGGCCTGACTACTCAGAAACAGGAACACCCAAGTATTATTCTGTGTGGGACCAGAACACGTTTTACATTGCTCCCACGCCAGACGCTAGTTACGAAGTTCAGTTAGGATACATATACAAGCCACAGCAGCTATCCTCATCCAACACGACAACTTGGATTAGTAATAATGCTCCTGAAGCGCTTTTATATGCGTGCCTTATTCAGGCATATAGCTATACAAAAGGCCCGCTTGATATGCTGCAGTATTTTGAAAACAGCTATAAGCAGGCTATACAAGGTCTTGGCATAGAGCAGCAAGGTCGCCGCCGCCGAGATGAATTTAGAGACGGCATGATTAGACTACCAATTAGATCGGAATCGCCCGGACCGTAACATTTAAGAGAGGAAATACAAATGGCTATTACACAAGCTATGGTTACATCGTTCAAAGTTGGCGTGCTTGACGGCACTTTTGACTTCAGCAGTGGCACATCACAAGTATTTAAGATTGCCCTGTACACTTCATCGGCTACTCTGGATGCGACTACTACTGCGTATTCAGTGACTAATGAAGTTTCAGGCACAGGCTATAGTGCGGGTGGAGAAACACTAGTTATCTCAGCAAACCCTGCTTCAAGCGGTACTACAGCCTTTTTGGACTTCTCAGACGTTACTTGGTCTACAGCGACTATTACTGCTCGTGGCGCCCTGATTTACTTGGCTGACGGCGGCACTAACCCTGCTGTTGCAGTTTTGGATTTTGGCTCTGACAAGACCTCTACTGCGGGTGACTTCACTATTGTGTTCCCTGCCGCTGATGCAAGCAACGCGATTATCCGCATCGCCTAAGAGTAGGGTGCTATGACTGACGTTACGGCTACCTTTGGTGGGTGGGGCTACGATGCGTGGGGCACGTACGTCTGGGGTGAAAGTGATGCTCCTGCCTTACCTCTGGGTACCGGTGCTGTAGGGACTGTAGGTGTTACAGGCGACGCAGTTGTTACCCTTACGGGTGTGGAAGGTACTACAGCTTTAGGCACCGCAGTTGCTCAAGCAAATGCAAATGTCGCGGTTACTGGGGTTAGCGCCACGGGTATAGCCAACTACACTGTTTGGGACGTTACGGTTTATCTAGGGGGTTGGGGACGTGGTGCTTGGGACCAAGGCGCGTGGGGAGAGTCTATAGGGCTTTCTGCTACAGGTGCGGTAGGTTCAGTCACGGTTCAGGAAGGTGCCGGGGTATTTGTTACCGGCGTTCAAGGCACTACAGCACTAGGCAATGAAGCAGTAGAAGCCGATGGAGCAGTAGAAGCTCTAGGTAATGCTGCTACAGGTGCAGTTGGGACAGTTGCCCTTATTGGCACCGCAGTAGTAAGCGCTACAGGCGTAGAGGGTACAGGCGCGCTAGGCACTGCCGGAGTACAAGGCAGCGTAATTGTTAGCCTCACGGGCGTAGAGGGCACGGGCGAGGTAGGCACTGTAGCGGTTACAGCCGATGCCATAGTTACCGAAACTGGACTACAAGCCACTACAGCTATTGGTAGCGTTACGGTAGAGCTACAATTAGACGTGCCAGTAACTGACGTTAGCGCGACTGGAGAAGTAGGGTCTGTAACAGTTGAAGAAAGTGTGGCTTTTTCGGTCGCGGGTGTTGCGGGCACAGGTATACTTGGACAAGAACAAGTTACCGCCGACGCAAACGCCCAAACTACTGGGGTGCAGGGTACTACCGCATTAGGCACTGTAGCAGTAGAGTCTGACGCTAATGTCAACATAACAGGCGTTCAGGGTACTACCGCACTAGGCCAAGAACAGGTAACGGCGGGCGCTATTGTAAATGTAATAGGCTTACAGGCAATCGGAAGAACAGGAAATGTTCTAGTGTGGAGCAGGATAGTCCCAGACCCCGGAACTACTTGGACAAAAATCGCAGCATAGGAAGAAACATGAAAAAAGTAAATGAAGCTGTAAAAATTGGAGATACCATAGACCCCAAGCATGAAGTTGAGGTCTTATGCAGTAATTGTGGCTATGATCTTGATGAGATGGAGCTAAAAGCAGACACTTGTTCAGACTGCGGCGAAGCACTAAACTTACGTCAGAATACAAAGATTTACGCGACAAGCGTCCCTGCTGCCGGAGGCAGCACCTTAGTTTAAGAACTGGAGGCCCAAATGGCTACTTATGTAAATAATTTACGGCTTAAGGAAATCGCCACTGGCGATGAAAGTGGCACTTGGGGCACCAGTACCAACACTAACCTTGAGCTGATTACCGACGGTTTTAGTTATGGCACGAAGGAAATGGCGGCAGACGCCAACGAAACCTTCACCATGCCAGATGGCACTGCCGATGACAGCCGTTCCTTCTACTTAAAGATTACCTCGGCTGTGTCGCTAACAGCGACTCGTGAAGTCACCCTTGGTCCAAATACCGTATCTAAAGTATGGATGATCGAGAACGCTACTTCTGGCAGTCAGATCATTACGATCAAACAGGGTTCTGGTGCTACGGTTAACGTAGCCAACGGCTCTAAAGTCATGGTCGTCACAGACGGTGCGGGCGCAGGCGCTGCGGTATTTAACGCTAACCCCACTGAAGCAGGTGCAGGTACGGTAACAAGCGTAGGCGGCACTGGCACAGTAAACGGCATTACTCTGACTGGCACAGTCACTAGCTCTGGAAACCTTACTCTTGGTGGGACACTGGCTAACGTAGACCTCACATCTCAAGTTACAGGCACACTGCCTATAGCTAACGGCGGAACAGGCTCTACTTCAACTACTTACGTTGATTTAACGACTAACGTGACAGGAACCCTTCCTGTCGCTAACGGCGGTACAGGGATTACTTCACTTGGTTCCGGTGTAGCTGACTTCCTTGGCACGCCTTCTAGTGCCAATCTTGCTACTGCTTTGACAGATGAGACGGGCACAGGCGTTGCCGTATTTAACGTAAGCCCCGCGCTTACCACACCTAAGATTACTACGGGGATACAGAACGCTAGTGCAAATACAGTTATCTCAATGGACTCCAGTGTATTCTTCTCAGGTGCGTTTTCCGACGAAGTAACTGCTTTAGGTAATACGGGAACAGCGGTAACCATTGACTGCGACGACGGTAACGTATTTACTGCGACCTTGACCGGCAATTGCACGTTTACCCTAGCCTCTGCTAACAGCACGTCAAACAGGGCTACGTCGTTTACTTTAATTTTGACTAACGACGGTACGGCGAGTCGAACAGTTGCTTTTGCGGGCGGCACAATTAAATATCCCGGCGGCTCTGTTACTCGAACTACTGATGCTAACGCAATAGATATATGGTTCTTTTTCTCCCCAGATAACGGAACAACTTGGTACGTAAGTATACCAATGGCCGATTTACAATCTTAATTTGAGACAGCCTAGGAGGCTACTAACATGGCACTAACAGCAGAACAGCAAGCAACATTAGACGCACAAAATGCAAACCAGCTGGCTTTAGAAACTTACCGCGTAACCGCTCAAGAAGCATTAGAGGCTAAACGCGCAAAAATTGAAGCTATTCGCGTGGCTAAAGAGGTGTTAACCGAAAACAATCGTAGTAAGCCTGTGGATTCTAGGGAGTTATCTTCCAGTGACATAACTAACTTTGCTGGAGAATTGTTAGCTTTCATTAACAAATAGTGAATAGTTATGCTTATTTTTCAAGTCTAGTATATCGGGATGAAAAACCAGATTGGGTGGCGCATACGCTAGATATTACAAAAAAATATTTTAGTGATGCCCCCCAAAATGAGTTTGTAATTCAGACCGACCAAATGGTTAATGACTCTAATTTAGAGTTTTTAAATAACCATTTAATTGCATCTGCCTATAATATCTTAGTTGGCCAAGGCTATGATATGCAGAAGTATGAATTGTATGTTGGGTGTATTTGGGGGCAAAACTTTAAAGCTATAGGTGGAATGCCTAGCCATGTTCATAAAAATAGCCAAATATGTGGTTGGTTCTTTTTAGAGACCTCCGAAGGTAGCGTTTATCCTGTTTACCAAGACGTACGCGCAAACAAACAAATGGTTGAGTTAGATTATATACAGGGTTCAGAGCTTACAAACGCTTCTTCTCAAGTGCATTTTAACAATGTAATACCGGGAACAATACTAATGGCTAATTCGTGGTTACCGCATCAATTAGTTGCAACCGAAGCGACAGCGCAATCTAAAATGTTGCACTTTACTATTTGCCACAGGGAAAAAATATGCAGTACCTACTGACTCCATACTCACAAAAAATACAACCTTTTGCATGGTGGGAAGGAGCATTTTCTGAACAAGAATTAGATTGGTTACAAGCACAGGCTAGAATTGCAAATACCCAAGCAACTGTGGGAGGAAACCCAACTGAAGACGAATTGAAAAAAATTAGGCGCTCTCAAGTAAAGTGGTTAAACAATACTTCCGATACACGTTGGGTTTATGAAAAATTAGCCCATGTTGTTTCTAGACTAAATGCTGATTATTTTCAATTTAATTTGACTGGGTTTGGCGAAGCATTGCAGCTTACTAATTACGAGTGCGCCGATAGAGGCACCTATGAGTGGCACCAAGATTATGGAGGAGGAATAAGCCGTAAGCTTTCTTTAGTTTTACAACTTTCTGATCCGGCCGATTATGAGGGCGGCAACTTGCAAATTATGACTTGTGG